CTCGCCGTTTAAAACCCCTAAAGGGAAAAGTTCGTAAAAGAGTAGTTCGTAAAGCTTCCGATTGGGAGAAATACTATTCATCAAACGAATGGATTAAATCAGAAGTAAAAGAAGGTAGAGGTGGAGATTTTGAAAGAGAAATCATCCAATTCTGCTTTAGTAAAAAATCACTTACATATTGGGAAGTTTGGTGGCAGTTCAAATTAGATGTTTTGAGTGACCCACAATCTATTAATGAAAATTTAATGGGAAAATTCTTCCGAAAGGATATATATTAATAAACAAACGTTATGACACTTACTGAAATTTCAAAAAAGTATGGTATCTCCGATGCATACTTAAACTCAAAAGATGATGCACATTCAATCGCAGCAGCATCATTATTAGATTTAAAACAAATAGTTCTAGCAAATCAACCTAGAGAACAAGTAGCTGCAAAACTTCAATTTTTAGCGGATTTTCTTATTGATGTAAAAAATTCTAAATTTGGATAATAATAATTTGGATAATACACAAAAAAGTTGTATATTTGTATAAGTTTTTGTGGATATAACCTAAATTATGTTATCGGGTAAGAACAAATTAAAAATAATCAATATATTAGACTCTGCATTGGGAGTTGGTTCATCTCTAAAAGGAAATGAACAAGCCCACCATTGCCCTTTTTGTAACCACCACAAAAAGAAACTGCAGGTTAATTTAGATACTCAAAGATGGCATTGTTGGGTATGTGATTCCAAAGGTAGAAGTATATCTTCCCTTCTTCGTAAACTTAATGTAGACCTGAGGGATATATCCGTTGTAAAAGATGTATATGGTGATGAGCCTGAATACGATGCAAAAGAGGAATATGTAGCTAAATTACAACTACCAAAAGAATTTAAACAACTATACTTCAAACCAAAAGGTATCAACCCATCTTATAATCAAGCACTACACTATTTAAATAAAAGAGGTATAACTCAAGCCGATATCGTAAAGTATAACATCGGATATTGTGAAGATGGTTTATATGGTGGAAGGGTTATTATACCTTCATACGATGATAATGGTGACCTTAATTACTTTGTAGCTCGTTCATTTTATGAAGATGAGAAAATGAAGTATAAGAACCCACCAATCAGCAGAGATGTAATTGTATTTGAGAATATGATTAATTGGAACGAACCTATTACTTTAGTAGAAGGTGTATTTGATTCATTTTCGGTTAAGAGAAATGTAATTCCATTGTTGGGTAAATTCTTACTCAGCAAACTCAAAAATAAAATTATGGAAAAGGGTGTTAAGGATGTAACAATTATGTTAGATTCTGACGCCGTTGATGATTCCACTAAACATACTGAATTCTTTCAAAAGAATGGAATAAAAGTACGAAACATTATACCAACCGATAAGGATGCTGGTGAAATGGGGTTTCAAAAAGTAAATGAAATACTAAAATCGGCCAAAGAAACCACATGGGATGATTTGGTGATGGCAAAGTTAAATAATATATGAGTTTAAAAAGAATATATCATATTGCGGATATTCATATTCGTAATGTAAAGAGGCATAAAGAATTTAGAGGTGTATTTGAAAAGATGTTTGAAGAAATCCGCCAAAGAGGAACGGAAGATTCAATCATTTATTTAGCGGGTGATATAGCGCATGCTAAATTAGAAATGTCACCTGAATTGGTGAAAGAGATTAGTTGGTTATTTACTGAATGTGCAAAACATTGTAAAACCATTCTTATTGCGGGTAATCACGATTGTAATATGAACAATAGTGACCGTTTGGATGTACTAACTCCAATAGTAGAGGCGTTAAATTTACCAAACTTTCATTATTTAAAAGATACTCAAATATTTTGGGAAGATAAAGTAGCGTTTGCAGTATTCTCAATATTTGATAATAAAGATAATTGGCCAAAGGCAGATGATTGGATAATGATGCCGGCCAGAAAAAAGATTGCACTATTTCATGGACCTGTGGACCATTCACAAACCGATATAGGCTACGTTGTATCATCGCGACATTTCACAACTGATATGTTTGATGGTTACGATTTAGCCCTATTAGGTGATATCCACAAAAGACAAGAACTAATCTCCCCTAAAGGTTGTAAGTGTGTTTATGCAGGTTCATTGGTGCAACAAAACTTTGGTGAAACTTTAGATAAGCATGGTTTTCTGGTTTGGGATTTAGAAACATTAACATATGAAGAAGTTGATATACAAAATGATTATGGGTATTACACAATGGATATTATCGGAGGAGTTGTTCCTGACGTTACTGATTTACCTATGTACCCACGTCTTCGTGTAAGGTTTTCGGAGACAGATGCAGCAGATACAAAAAGGGCAATCACCGAAATCAAAATAAAATATGGAGTTGATGATTTTACAACTATAAGGACGGATAGTTTACAAAAGAGAAAGACCGGTGATAGAGATAATAAATTAGAGTTGGAAGATATTAATGACATCAACTACCAAAACTCTCTTATTACCGATTACATCCGAAGAATGATGCCGTTTGTGAGCGAAGATGATATACAAGGAATACAATCCCTTAATAGAGAAATCAATAGTAGAATAGTTTTGGACGAGCTTACAAGAAACGTGAAATGGAAGCCGGTAAGATTTGAATTCTCTAATATGTTCAGTTATGGTGAAGATAATGTAATCCACTTTGATAAGGTAAATGGACTGATGGGATTATTTGCACCAAATGCAGCAGGTAAATCATCTCTATTTGATGCAATCTCATTCTGTCTATTTGATAAGTGTAGTAGAGCGTATAAGGCAGCACATATTATGAATAACCGAAAAGGTGACTTCCATTGCCAATTAGATTTTGAAGTGGAGGGTGTAGGATACCACATTCGTAGGGAAGCAAGAACTATTAATAAAGGTAGAAACGTAAAGGTGGATGTACAATTTTGGAGAGATGGTGATGGTGGTAAGGAGATACTAAATGGAACGGAGAGAAGGGATACCAATCAAGTCATTGAAGGGTATGTGGGAAGGTATGAGGATTTCGTACTCACTGCTCTTTCACTACAAGGTAATAACGCCCTATTCATTGATAAGAGCCAATCAGAAAGAAAAGACCTTCTTGCTCAATTTATGGGACTGGATATATTTGATAAGCTGTATGATATGGCGAGTGAGGAGATTAAGGAGGTGGCAGTACTTATCAGAAATTTCAAAAGGACGGATTTCACTTCCGAATTGGCGACTAAAGACGGCGACTTAAAAAAGAAAAAAGATGAATTGAAAGAGTTGAATGGGATGTTAAAAACCGATACAACCGCTAAGGATAAAATTCAAAACCAAATATCTGACCTTAAGGAATCCCTAACACCAATTGATTCAAAGTTAGAACTTCACTCATTAGAGGTTTTAAGGGGTGAAATTAAGGAAAAAATTGAACTTAATAAGAAACATAGGGAAGATAAACAAAACAAAATCGTGGAGTACCAGACCCTTCTGGTAGAGGTTTCAGGTTCCATTGGTAGACATGATATTGTAAATGGATTACCTATTGATACCGCTAAAAAAGAATGGGATGCTGCAAAAGGAAAATTGGCAGATATCAATCAACAAATAGACCGTTTAGAATCTCAATATGAAAGAAATTTAGAGAAACTATCACATTTGGAAAAGCATGAATATGACCCAAATTGTAAATTTTGTATGAACAATGTGTTTGTAAAAGATGCTATTGCCACAAAAGAGATTGTAAAGGTTCAGGAAACACAATTGGAAGAACTTAATACAAAACATCATTCACTCATCAAAGAAGCTGAACCGTTTGCCGAAGTTGAGGATGTTTGGAACACTTTATCTGATTTAAGAAACAAATACCAAAAAGGTGTAGTAGTATCTGAAAAGGCTGAAGCTGAGTTACAATCATTAAATACTCATTATGAATTATTACTAAATCAATTAGATACTGTTCAGGCTGATATTCAGAAGTATTACGATAATCAGGCAACAATTGAAAAGAATAAAAAGATTAATGAGGAAATTAAACAATTAGAAACTGATAAAAAACAATTGGAAAATCTTATTAAGGATACCAATAGAAAAATATTGGGTGTTACTGGTGAGATAGGTTCATTGGAATCATATATCAATGGTACTAAAGCTAAGATTCAAGAAGTTAAAGAATTAGAAATTAAAAACGAATTGTACACATATTATTTAGATGCTGTAAAGAAAGATGGTGTTCCTTATGAACTTATATCTAAAGCGATGCCAGTAATTGAATCAGAAGTTAATAACATACTTGCACAGGTTGTGGATTTTTCACTTTCAATGGATACTGACGGTAAAAATATTAATGCTAAAATTGTTTATGAGGACCAACAATGGACTTTAGAGATGTGTAGCGGTATGGAAAAATTTATATCGGGCCTTGCCATTAGAGTGGCTCTAATTAATATTTGTGGATTACCAAGACCTAACTTTTTAGTAATTGATGAAGGGTTTGGGACTTTGGATGCAGATAATCTCTCATCACTCTTTATGATGATGCAGTATTTAAAAACACAATTTGATTTTATTTGGATGATTTCCCATTTGGAACAAATGAGAGATATTGTGGATGGGTTAATTGAAATCCGAAAGGAAAATGGGTTTTCAAAAATTAACTTTTAGTAACGGGTAATACATTTTTTGGTGGAGTCTTTTTAACAGATTCCACTTTTTCTTTTATAAGGGTTTCTACCAACCCATTAATTTTGTAACCTTTCTCCTTACAAAAATCCTTCAATAATTGATGTATTTGTGCATCAATTTGTATCATTGCATATTTTTTCATACACTTCTTTAGTTTTCTTTAGATTTCTATATATAATTATAAAGATAAAAAATTATCTGAATATTTATCTTATATAATCTCAAGCATAGATGGCAGTAATTAAAAAATTTGGCGAAACCCTAACTCAAAATTTATCTTCATTTCAAACATACATTGTAGATAATAATCCAAACTCTACCTATTTTAAAATAACAGAGTTTAAAGATTCTTTTACAGGTGGTAAAAATGGATTTTTAATTGAGGGTAGTGAGCATTTAAAAGAAACTACCGAAATTAAAATACAAATATTAGATGTAGAAGGTAATCCAATATATTTTGAACCTGGTAATGGTGTACCTGAATATTACGAAGGTACATCTAAAGTAGTTGCAGTTTATATATACGAGGATACTCCAATTGGTACTGCAAAAATAACAATATTAGGTGAACTAAAAACATACATTGAAGAAGGCGGTGTTGTTAGGGATGTGCCTGATGAATGGAAAAATGTTTATAATGTAAAATGGGAGAAAAGTTTTCAGGTCAATAGATTATTATCAAACGAAGATAAAGTAAGATTTTATAGAAGACCAAAAGTTTCTATTTCAGAGATTGTAAAACCAATTTTTAATAATGTAACAACTACCGTTGTGCAGACTGGTTCTATGAGTGGTATTGCACAATTTCCAAAAATTGGTGAGTATCTGTTTAATTACACTTTACCAGCAACTTATGTTTTAAGAATTGAAGATTCTACAAATTGGACGGGTTCAGTTGTTGGAACTCAAATTTTTGCACCAACTTTGGGTTATAATTTTAATGTTGATAGTGTATTAAATAATAAAGAAGTATTGGTATCAAATCCTTATACTGAAAATAGTTTAGTTTCAAATTTTGAAAATGAAGGATATACCGCATCTTTTAATTATGTTGAAGGAGTTAATAATTTAAAAACAGCATTGACTGGTTCATTTGCTAAAATTGTTCTAACTGATTTAACAACATTTATTGGTGATGTGGCTAGAGTAAAAATATTTAGAAAATCGCAATCCGATTTAGCTGATTATCAATTTGTTCAAGAAATAAGATTAGAATCAAACGAAATATTAAGAGATTTAGAATCTCAAATTAAGAATGAAGAATTCTATGGTCTATTTGATAATACAAATTATAAAAATTATTGGGCCACATCATCAAATAGTATAGTTGCTAGTTTTAATCAAAATTATTTATATAATTCTGTACAATTAGATAGTCCAAACTCAAACTATTTCTATACAACCGCTTCTTTAGGAGTTACTGAAAATATTGAATATACACTAACTTTTAATACAAGAGTTGGTGATGGTTCAGTTTCTGCAAATAATTATTTGAGAGCTTTTTTAAGTGGTTCAAAAATTGCTACTGTAAATGGTTCACCAAAAACTGTACAGGTAGAAAAAAATATTGTTACTATAACTTCTGATAATTCTCTATTACAAAAGAATCAAATAACTGCAGAAATGATTGGTATATTTCGGATGTTAGTTTAAGAGCATCGCAAGAAACTGCATATTCTCCTGATGAGATTACATTTATACAAAGTGTACCAAGAAGTTTACCTGAAGAAACATTTGATTATCGTTTTGAATTTTACGATATTAATAATAATTACATTCCTGTTTTAGTTGAAGCAAGTAAAACTTTTAATGGTGGTAATTTACAAAAATTACAAAAAGGATTAGTATTTACTCCTCGTTCTTTACAATTTCAATTTGATTCGGGTTCAAACCCAGTACCGCCAACCGTTGTTGGGTTTAGTGTTACTAAAAATTTATTAACAGGTTCGGTAACCTATACATCTCAATCTTTTGATTTTGATGGTAATGAATTATTTGGACATGAATATACCGCCTCAATAACTTCTGGAGGTGGTTATCCTGGTTTATTAGATGGAATCACATCCGATGCACCAACAATGACAGTTCAACATTTTACAGGATCAAGAAGTGATAAAACTGTTCAGATAGTAAAAATTACTGGAGAAGTTGAAGGGTTTACCGATACGGTTATATTCAGCAGAGTATTAGATGGATTTGGTGGAGTTAATCACATCATCAGACCATACAGAGGAACTCAAATTAAAAATAGTAGTACACAATCATTAGAAATTCAGGCAATTAGAATTGATGGTGTTAATGATATTGAAATAAGTAGTTTAACTAAACCGGAAAAAGGATGGCCTGATAAGCAATTGCACGTATTATCTGCATCGCTTAACCCACTAACTGAACCTGAAAAGTTTATTAATCTTGCAAAGGCTTCCTCTAGTAAATTTATAAAAGGATTAACAAGTGGTTCTTTAGGTAGTGGAGAAATAAATTATAATGCTACATTTAATAGAGATTCAATTGACACGAGAAGAACCATTTATTTAATGTCTTCACAATCGGCAGCATCTGGACCAGCATATATTACTTCTGCATCGGTTTTGGCATCTATTATACTTGAAGATTTACAAGATGGTTTAGATACACCTGTTGTAACATATAATACCGATACATTTAATATTGACCCGAGAAACGAGAAATTTTTTAGACCAACATTTGCTTTTGCTACCGCATCTTTTTATAAAAGAGGTACAACTGACCAAATAACGGCATCTTTTCAAGTTTTTCCTTCAATGTCTTTAAATACAGATTGGGTACCAGAATATTGGTTGTATTATACAACACAAAGTGTAGATTCAACTATTAAAGTGGTAGCAGTTGATGAAGCAAAAAGAATTATACCTGCTGGTGCATTAAATTCGGTTGTTCGTTCTCCTTTATCACAGAGTAAAAATATAACATTTACATTTACTTATAACGAACCATATACATCACCATCTAGTACTACTGCATCAATTTCGGTAGATAAAACATTTACAATCGTTCCTCAAGGTACACCTGGTGACGAAACAATTGTTTTTGAAGTAAATCCAATTGCAATAACTTTGGCCGCGAATTCAAGAGGTATCGTAAATGATTATAAACCAAGTATTACCGATATACGATTAAAGCAAGGTGCTAGATATTTGGCGTTTAGCTCAAGTGCAGCATCACACCCTTTTTTCTCACATGGTCAATTTTATATTGCAAGTTCTTCTATTATAGAACAAAACGTTAAAGCAGGTAATATACATTTTACATCATCATTTGGTGTACCATTTACTGCATCACTTATTGTATCTCAATCTTCAAATTTAACAAATTTAAGTGGTAGTATTACATATCCATTAGTAATTCATCCGTATTTTACTTCGTCTATATACACTGCAAGTGTTGTGGTAAATTATACAAAAGTATTAGATGGTGCTCCACCAATACAAATTGTTATATCACCAACATCTGTGGCAATCCCAGCCGATGAAGTTGGATACGTTTCATCATACGCAAATGCAAATACATCTATAACTGTAAAAGAAGGAGATGATTTCTTATTATACAATACATCATCTTTACCAGGAACTTGGAAAATAAATTCAATAGAAACTAGAACTGGTAATGTTTGGAATATAAGAACTGGTTCGTTGGTAACTGGTTCTGCAAGTAGTTCGTTTGGGACATTTAATAGATTTGATTATCCATATGTTTCGGCAAGTGCAACATATACAATTCAAGTATATCCAAATGCATTAGGAAGTGGACACGAATATACATCATCTGTTTTTACTCGTACTCAAACATTTACAAAAAATGTATCAGTACCAAACGCTAGGACTTTACAATTAGTTGCTTCATCCGATACAATTACATACGATAGAGATGGTGGAAACTTTGTGCCGGCTGAACCAATAGTATTGAGAGCAACTGCATTCAATACAACTGGTTCTTTAGAATTAGGTGGATTAACTGGAACTGCGAATACATTTGACTGGTATATTATAGAAGATGATGGTGTTACCGAAACTCCACTTGGTGAAACAAGATATTATCCAAATAAAAATGCGCAAAATAATTATTTTGATGAATTAATAATTGATTCCACTTATACGCCTGGTCCTGGTCAAAAGAAAACTTTTAAAGTTTATTTTTGGGATGGTACAAATTTAATTACAAGTTTTCCATTTAAAGCAGAAGCACAAATTACAATTAGTGGTCTAAAATCTGGTGCAGATGCATATAAAATTGCAGCTGATAATGTAAACACTTCAATTACGGCTGATTTATTTTCAACATCATCGTTAGGAACTGCAATTAAATTACCAACATTTAAAGGAACTTCAAGTTTACAAAATGTAATTACAGGAAATTATCCAGCACCACAATCATCCGATAATGGTATTGATGGTTTACCTTTAGGTATATTAGGATTTTCTTCGGCATCAATTTATAGTAAATCGCCTTGGATACTTTTGGCAACTAATAGAATTCTTACAAACCCGGCTTCAATGCCAGATATTATTGGATGGGAAAAACCAGCAATAAATAAAACTGGTGAAATTGTATATAAAGTTGAATTTGAGGGATATTCAAATCAAGTTGCAACAAATCCAATTAATAGACCACCAACAAGAGCTACAGAATTTGTAACACAGTCATTTTCAGTTAATTTTACTGAACCGGCCCCTTACAATATTCAAATGCAAAACGATAATACCAGTGTTGTATATAGAGTATCTGGTGAAATAGAATTAGGAAATACATCTAATATAATAAGAGCATATAGGGGGTCTTATGAATTAGCACATAAACAATCGGGTTCATTTACAAATCTTAAAATTGATGCGTATGGTTCTTCGTCATATGAATTGCAATGTAGAGTTAGGGTATCATCTAAACCAAATTATATTCATTTAGCAAATGATAATATAAGTTTAGCATATGGTTGGTTATATGGAAATCCTGCTACAATGCCTGGAATTACTGCTTGGGACAATCCTGAAACGAATATTGCCGGTGAAATAGTTTATGAAATTAATTGTGAAGATAGACAAACATTCTATAAAACACAATCTTTATCAGTTCAGTTTGAGGGTAATACCGGACCTGGTATTGTAATGAGAGGTCAATGGAATGAAACCGAAGATTACATAGGTTCAGTAGAAACAACAAATCAACGTAGAGATGCAGTAATATTTCCAGACCCAACAGGTAGTTCAGGTGATACGCACTATTGGGCTGCTATAAGTGGTTCAGGACCGGGTACATTTGATAATAATGCAGTATTAGTAGGTAAACGATTACCAACAAATCCATTATCACCAACATATACCGATACTGCATACTGGCAGTATTTAGGACAGCAAGATTTCTTTGTGGCGGCTAAAATAGCAATATTTGAAGAATCTTATGTTAAAAATACAATTAATGTTGGTACATATAATAATACTTCTAAATACGCTAATATAGTTTTGGCTGGTGGAAGACCGGACCCATACATATCAGTTGGTCAACATGGTACGGTTGGTACTGGTGGTACGAGTGGTACAAGTAATAATCCATCAACTGCTGGAGCGGCAGGAACATCCGGTACGGGTATCATTGGATATGATAGACCAGGTATTTGGATGGGATTGTATGAGCAAGGGGCTAGTGGAACTTATGGTAGATTGTCAATAAAAGATTATTCTGGCAACAATTTTATGAAGTGGGATGGTGAATCTCTTATTTTAAGTGGTTTATTGAACGCCGGCGGAATGAAACTTGGTAGAGGTGTTAATGGTGCTAACAATGGTTTATATTTAAACGCAAACAATTATTGGTATGATACCGGTAATGATTTTAAAGTTGGTGCTTCAACAAATTATTTAGCATGGGATGGTACATCATTAATATTAAGAGGAGCATTGAAACAAACGCCTGGTGGAGTTAATGAAGGACGTATTATGGGGCCGTGGGCAAGTGGTATTTTATATTATACAAACGATATAGTAACGTATAGCGGAAATACGTGGACATCAAATTCAGACCATACATCTACGAATAACACAAATGTAACTACAGGATATCCTGGTGCAGGTCCTTGGACAATCGCACCGATTGCAGCAAAACT